TTGGCAGAACTTAGGGCTACACCAGTTGTCTATATTGGGTCAGAAGACACAGCTTACGGTACGACCATCTATGGTTTCTATCGTAGGTTTGACTTGACCCTAGAAGGCCCGTCCCTATCATTTGGCGCTATTGAAGTAGAAGGACTAACTTAATATGGCATACCCACCAATCTCTAATCTGCCCTCACCCCCCTCCCGTCAAGACCCTGCTAACTTCGCTGATGAGGCTGATGCTTTTCTGGGGGCTTTGCCTACATTCCAAAGTGAGGTCAATGGTGCTGGGGACTACTTTGATAGTCAAAACACTATCGCAACCACACAAGCTGGTATCGCAACGACACAAGCTGCTAATGCTGCAACAAGTGCAAGCCTTGCAGAAGCATCTGCTGTTGCCGCTGAAGCTGCGTCGAGTGCCGAACTGTGGGTGTCAGGTACAACCTACGCTGTGGGTGATAACGTCTACTCGCCTAGCACGTTCTTTACCTACAGGAGTAAGTCTGCTTTTACCTCAACAACAGACCCTGCGTCAGATACGACAAACTGGGTTCTTGTTGGTGTTGGTGGTACTGCACTGTTGTCGGTCACTAACACGACAGCCACACAAGATCAAACTGCCTTCACAGGTTCTTACACTGCTGGTGCTGTTGTAGTTACTCTCAACGGCGTTATCCTCACGGATACGACAGACTACACAGCTACAGATGGAACTAACGTCACACTAGCGACTGGTGCTGACGCTGGTGACGAAGTTGGGATCATAGGTTTCCCAACCTTTGTTGTCGCTAACACACTCCCTCTATCTGGTGGAACACTTACTGGAGCCTTGGCTGGTACGACAGCAAGTTTCTCTGGTGCTGTCTCTGGTGCTTCTGTTGCAGCAACTGGTGCTGTGTCTGGTGCTTCTGTTGCAGCAAACTCTGGTGACATCTCTGGTGAGTTTATAGCTGATAGCTACAACGAGACCTTCGTAACTCTTACTGCTGCTGCAACTGTAGATGTAGACTGTGAGACAGGTAATGTGTTTGCTCTGACGACAGATCAGAACACTACGCTTACCTTCAGCAACCCACCTGCATCTGGTACAGCTTACGGCTTTATGCTACGTTTGACTGCTGGTGGCACACACACAATTACATATCCTGCAAGCGTAGACTGGGCTGGTGCTACTGCACCTGATGCACCTGCAAGTGGTGAGACTGATGTGCTTGTGTTCACGACAACAGACGGTGGTACAACTTGGTATGGTGCGCTTGCTATTGATGCGGCGGGGTAACTGATATGAGTAATATTAGTAGGCTTACAAGTTTAGCTGCGGCTGGTGCTGGTGTTGAAACAGAGCAGTATGTTGCGATTGCTTGTAGTGGTACTGTTTCAGACCTACGGAACTCTCTTGTTGTCATACCGTTTAACAAAAACGATGGGTTTGGGGCGTATCAAAATATTCCAGCGGGATCAACGGCTCCTCCCAATAGGCCATCTACTTACGGTCAGGTTGGTTGGTCTGGTGATGGTGGTGCGATTGTGTTTACTCACTTCGATGCACCTCTTGTATCTGCTTATGCTTTTTCTGAAGGATCACTGGGTGCTAAGTACAGCAACCCCTCATCTCTACCTTCGGGCAGTAGTGCAACAGGATTGGCTTTTAGTAACTCTGGTAATTTTGTTTCTCTGGCATCAAACACTAGCAGCAACAACTTTTACACTTATCAATGGTCTGACTCAAGTGGCTTTGGGACTAAATACACAAGTAACTTTTTAGGTGGGCAAGAGGCAAAAGGCATAGCTTGGTCTAATACTGATAATTGGATTGGTACAGTATCTAATCGTGCTAAAGTTATTAAGTGGACTGGCTCTGGCTACGGTACAGAAGAAGACACTGCGGTTAATGTAAGCACACAGTACCGTGTTAGTTGGAATAGTGCTGGGGATCATGTAATGTTTTCTGCGGCGACTGCCTCAGCTACACAAAGGTTGCTGATTTATACATGGGATGACGTAACGGGGCTTGGGACAAACGTATCACCCTCGTTCTCCTTCAATGCGTATGATGCACAGTTTTCACCTGATGATAAAGCTATAGTTGTTGCGACAAACACCTATCCTTATGTAAAGGCTTTTGCGTGGGATAATGCGACAAGCACTTTGGGTTCAGAGTTGTCAAACACTGCCCCTCCTGCAAGTGCCGTAGGCACTAATGTTGCCTTTAATACAGCGGGAGATGTCGTATTTCTTGGTGTAAACAACGCCAAACTAATGAACGCATATGAGTTTGACTCCACAACAGGTTTTGGGAGCAAGTATGCTGATCCCGTTTTAACTGGTTTCCCCACATCTGGCCCCCACGCTGCTGGTATATCTTACAAAGACTTCGGCTAAACACAAAAGGAGACTTAAATGTCGCTCGTTAAAATCACAAGCGGTAATGTAGATACATACCCCTATTCCGTAGGGCAACTACGCCGTGACAATCCTAACACTTCCTTCCCTAAGCGTATCCCCGATGATATGCTTGCTGACTGGGGTGTATATCCTGTTGTATATACAGACCTGCCAAGCATAGATGACCGCACACAGAAGGTTGAGCAGGAAGCTACACCATCTTTGTTTGCTGGCGCTTGGACTGTAGGTTGGACTACCTCAGATAAAACTGCTGAAGAAGTACAAGAGTATGACGACAATCAAGCCGCTAGTGTTCGTTCTGAACGTGACGGTCTCTTGGCTCAATCAGACTGGACACAAGTAGCTGATGCACCTGTAGATGCTACAGTATGGGCAACCTATCGTCAGGCACTACGGGACATCACAGACCAAGCTGGTTTCCCTAACGACATCAACTGGCCTACACAACCTTAATCGGGAGATAATACTATGAGCAACGCAAGACTTCTCGGTGACATTATTTCCACTGATGGTTCTATCCAACCTTTGTCGTATGCTGAGACTTATGTCGCAGTAACGTCTACTTCTAACGCTACTACAGTAGATTGTGAAGCTGGTAACACGTTCAGTCACACGCTGACAGAGAACACGACGTTCACGTTTAGCAATCCGCCTGCCAGCGGCACGGCTTATGCGTTCAGCATCGAGATCATCCAAGACAGCGGCGCTTCTGGCTACACTGTCACATGGCCTGCGTCTGTAGACTTCCCAGATGCTACAGCGCCTACGCTGACTGCCACTGCGTCTGCGGTGGATGTATTCGTATTCTCCACCCGTGACGGCGGCACAACTTGGTATGGCTTCACGGCAGGTCAAGCAATCGCAACACCAGCATAAGGAGCTATAGATATGGCGACTAAGAAAAAGATGCTGCAGGCTGCGGCTGGTGTAAGCACAGGGCCAGAGGGCGCATGGGATTTGTCGTATGCTTATTATGACCCGCCCGCCGATCTAGCTTGGGATATTTCAACTGCAAATTTCGTTCAGAGTTTCAGCGTTTCTGCTCAAGATACATCAATATTAGGGCTGTTCTTCAAGCCTGACGGAACAAAGATGTACGTCGCTGGAAACAGCAATGACAGCGTTTACGAATATAATCTAAGCACGGCTTGGGATGTTTCTACTGCCTCTTATAATCAGAACTTCAGTGTTGCTTCTCAAGACACCAACCCTCAAGCGTTATCTTTCAAACCTGATGGAACGAAGATGTACGTTTTAGGCAATGACGGAGACGATGTAAACGAGTACACCTTAAGCACAGCGTGGGACATTTCCACTGCATCGTACTCGCAGAACTTCAGTGTTTCTGCTCAAGAGGCTTTTCCCAGCGGTATGTTTTTTAAACCTGACGGCGCTAAGATGTACGTTGTTGGGCGCTCTGGAGATGATGTAAACGAATACGACTTAAGCACAGCGTGGGACATTTCCACTGCTTCCTACAGTCAAAACTTTAGTGTGTCGGCTCAAGACACTAATCCTGAAGGTCTATCTTTTAAAGCCGACGGGACGAAGATGTATATCATTGGGGATACTGGCGATGATGTTAATGAATATAATTTAAGTACAGCGTGGGACATTTCCACTGCATCGTACTCGCAAAACTTTAGCGTTGCTACTCAAGAGGCTGAACCAAGTGACATATTTTTTAAGCCTGACGGGGCAAAGATGTATGTTTTGGGCAATGCTGGAGATGACGTAAACGAATACACCCTCGGCGGCTTCGACGTATCTGCTCAGGAACTAAACCCAAACGGAGTGGAATTCAAGCCCGACGGTAGTAAGATGTACATTGTCGGCACAACTGGTGATGACGTAAATGAGTACAACCTTGGTGTCATTCCACCGTTCAGGTTTAACTCGCAAGAGATTGCCCCCCAAGAAATAGCCTTTAAGCCTGATGGCACTAAAATGTATATCATTGGAGGTGCTAGTGACAGCGTACACGAATACGATCTCAGCATTGCTTGGGATATTCGAACTGCCTCTTTCAACCAAAGCTTTAGTGTCTCTGCTCAAGAGGCAGTGCCGCTTGGCCTGTCCTTTAAGACTGACGGAACTAAGATGTATGTGTGCGGCGTTGTCGGGCAAGACATAAACGAATATAATCTAAGCACCGCTTGGGACATTTCCACTGCCTCCTACAGCCAAAACTTTGTTACATCTGCTCAAGTAACGCAGCCAGAGGCTGTATTTTTTAAGTCAGACGGTGCGAAAATGTATGTGCTTGCAGGTGCTGCTGGCGAGCAGGACGTTAATGAATATGATCTAAGTACCGCTTGGGATGTATCTACGGCCTCTTTCCTTCAGGCTTTTAGCGTATCTACGCAAGAGGGCGCACCCACTAGCTTATTCTTTAAAAGCGATGGAACTAAGATGTATGTCTTAGGGTCTACTGGTGATGACGTGAACGAGTACAACCTCAGTACGGCTTGGGATGTTTCTACTGCTTCGTACAGTCAAAACTTCAGTGTGCAGGGCCAAGAAAATGCGCCAAAAGGGCTTTTCTTTAAGGCCGATGGCACTCAGATGTATGTTATGGGCAGCACTGGTGATGACGTAAACGCATACGATTTAAGCACTGCTTGGGATGTCTCTACTGCGGGTGTCGCCATAGACCCAGAGAAGTATTTTGACTTATCAACTGCATCTTTCTTGCAGAGCTTCAGCGTTGCTTCTCAAGAAATCAATCCATACGCTGTGCGCTTTAAGCCAGATGGCACCAAGATGTATATTGTTGGTGCGACTACCACGTCTATTCTTGAATATTCTTTAAGCACAGCTTGGGACGTTTCTACTGCGTCTTATGTTCAAAACATTCTTTACGATGCGGGCGACACAAACACACGTGGACTTTTCTTTAAGCCTGATGGCACTAAAATGTACTTAACTGGAGTTTCTAGCGATGCTGTTAGCGAGTACAATATAACCACTGCTTGGGACATCTCCACAGCGGCTTTTTCCCAGCGGTTCAGCGTTCTTACTGAAGAAAATAACCCAAACGATGTTTTCTTCAAGCCTGACGGAACCAAAATGTATGTTTTGGGGACTGGCGGCGACGATGTGAACGAGTATGATTTAAGCACAGCTTGGGATGTATCAACCGCAGTTTACTTTCAAAACTTTAGTGTTGCGGCTCAAACCACCTTTCCCAATGGCTTTTTCATCAAAGAAGATGGCACACAAATGTTTATTGTCACGGTGGGTGGTGACGTGGTATTCACCTACTCCCTTGGCGTCCAAGAATAACTACAATCGAACAGATAGGAGCTTACAATGTTCGTTAAAGCCACAAACGGTCAAGTCATCAAGTACCCTTACACGGTAGGTGATCTTCGCCGTGACAATCCAAAGACCAGCTTTCCCAAGAAAATACCAGAGGCGGCTATGGCTGCTTTTGATATGTATCCTGTCGGGTACCAAGCTGCGCCTGACTATGATCCACTGACGCACCGCCTGCAGCACAGCAGTGTGCCCTCACTGGTGGATGGCGAGTGGAAGCTAACCAAGACTGTAGTTGCCCTTACGGCTGAACAGATCGCAGATGCCACTGCCGCCAAAGCAACGGAAATGCGGGCCAAGCGTGATGGGCTGATTGCAGCCACGGATTATTTTGCTTTGACCGACGTTACAATGGACGCCGCTATGACAACATATCGTCAGGCTTTGCGTGACATTACAGATCATGTAAACTTTCCATATCTTGACGACGCCGATTGGCCGAGCAAGCCTCAATATAATAGTTAATTATAACACGTAAAATTGAGTTCTGATTCCTGACCTTCTCAAAGGGAGAAACCCTATGAAATACCTACTCTTAATCCCCGCATTTGTCTTAGCTGCTTGTACTACGCAGCGTGACGTAGACATGAACACCGACTATCAGTGGTCTAAATCAGAAGCTGAAGAAGCTCGTATGAAAGCTATTGCTGAGATTGCCAAGCAAGGTGACAGTGGTGTCGTTGCTGCGGCACTCCT